TTTTTTCACCTTCTCTTTTAAAAGCGCAAGCTCTCTTTCAATATCGCCAGCTTTTACTAGTAAATCTTGATATTTGGTTAGATATTCTATATATCTTTCACGCCATTCTTCAGCGCTTACACAGTCATCATTTGCTTTAAGAAGTGCTATTAATAATATCCCTGTCCACGCTCCCAATATGAACGCAAGTATTGTACTCATATTTCCCCCTCCTCCTCCTCTTCTTTAAATGACAAAGTTTCAATTAATATCGTTTCAAAATCTTCTAGTTTTACATTAGAATCTTCCATCTTTTCTAAGATAAGCTCAGCCATCACATTAGCTCCCATTAGAAACCAAAAGATATCTCTTTCCTCTTCGGGAATAATTGGTAATTTCATCAAATCCCTCCTTTAATGTGTCTCTGCCCAGTTGTTACCAATCTTAGCCTCGCCGTCTAACGGACAACGAAAGTTGTAGTATTCTCCAGCTTCTCGGATAGCCTGTACTCCTAATTGAGCTACCTCTTCTGCTATATCTTCATCAACCTCTAGTTGCCATTCGTCATGCACGTTTGCCACGAATTCATAATGTACACCTGGAATATGTCCTTTCTCTTGTAATTTTCTATCAAAAATAACTAAAGCTCTCTTCATTAGTACAGCACCTGCACTTTGTAATATCAAATTTAAAGCTCTATATTCTTCACGGATAGGCAATGGTACTCCATCTAAACTTTTGATAAAACCTCTAGAAGCCGCGGTATTTACTTTATTCATTAATTTTTCTAAACCTGGTGTTCGCTTCAAGAAAGACTCTTTTAGTTTCCAACCTTCCTTTGAAGGTATTTCGGCTATTTCTGCTAAGGTCATAGGCGCTGCTCCATATAAGAAAGCATATATAAAACGTTTTGCTTGTTGTCGTGTGGCTAATCCTGCGGCTTCTTGGTTTGCTGTATGAATATCACCATGCAAAATTTCTTTTACATATCTACCACCATCATAAGGGTATATATAATGTGCTAAACATCTAAGTTCCAGCCCACTGGCATCTATTCCTACTAATTTCTTATTTTTAGGAACAGTGTATAATTCTCGGAACTCATGGTCGGAAGGTGTTTGTGCTACGTTAGGCTTAGCGTGAGTCATACGTCTAGACACTGCTCCAAGTGTATGTACCCTGCCATGTATTCTTCCATCTTTAGCTACATACTTTAATACCGCTTGCCCTCCTTCGGCTAATAAACCTATGAGCTTCTTTAGTTTTAAATATCGCGCTATCTTTTTAGCAACGGGATACTCTAAACTGTTTAATATAGTTTCATCTACTTTTGGTTGGTTGTTTGGTGTAAATTCTTTAGGTTGCCATCCGTAAGTCTCTATCAAGTATTCAGCTACCTGTTGCCTAGACCCCGGATTAAAAGGTATTATTCGTATTTTAGGGTCACCTTTCTTTATTCCTAGCTTTGCATTATTTCTCTTATATTCTCCTGTAACAACTTCTTTAGGCGGTATTTTAGAAAACTCTTCGTCAAGCTCAGCTACCTCCTCATACATTTTACCTAGTAATTCTCTAGCTTTCGTTACATCAAAGAGAAAACCATAACGCTCTTGTCTGGCTATTATTTTAGCTACTTCTTGTTCTAACTCAAGAGCATCTTTATATTTAGCTACCTTAGGTTCTATGTATTCATAGACTTTCCTTGTTACTACTATATCTTGTTTCGCATAATCTATAAAATCATCTCTAGTTTCTTCGTTTAACTCCCAGTCATGTTTACTACTAAAGTCGCCCTTTAATTCCTCTAATCTATATCCCCAAGCTCTTAATGAGTTGCTACCATAGAGCTTCTTAGGGACTCTAGTTCTCCATTTATGATTTTGTGTATCAGCCAGATATAAATCTCTATATATCAAAGACGTTGCTATCATTACATCATATACCTCGCATTTAGGTTTCCAATTGTATTCTTGAGCTAATACTGGTAAATCAAAATTGATAATATTGAATCCTACTAACAAATTCGCAGTATCCATAATCTTCAAAGCTTCCTCTATATCCAAGAATACCCTAGGTTCTTCATCATTCACAGCTAAGGCTACCATCAAAACGTCCATATCATCAAAATCTAGCCCGTTTGTTTCAATATCAAAAAATATCTTTCGCATCACAGCACCTCCTAAAAATCCTCCTCCTCATAATCCCATAGACTTTCTAACAAACCTAAGTCTTCAAAGCATTCTAACATAGTATCTATATTATCATATAGCTCTTCTATAGTCCCATTGTTTTCTAAAGTGTATAAAAAGGTGTATTTGCTTAAATCTGGTTCTGTAGGGTCGTTCTCATGAGCATGTGTATATCCTGCTCTTCTCATCCTTGTTTCCTTAGTAGCCTCTACTCCTATAGGGTGCCATCCATGGGAAACTAAGTATTCATATTCATGCTTCATTCTTACATCAGTTATCACTACTCTATCTAAAGCTGGGTCTATTTTAGATAATGTATATTTTACCCATACTAGAGGGTCTATTTCCCTCATTTTTTCACCAATGGCTATCAACAAAGCTCTATCTTTATTTTGCATACCAAAGTATTTTCTAGCTATTTCATAAACTCCTTCAGCTAATGCATAAGGTTGAAAACCTTCATACCTGTATAAATATTCTGCTATAGTATCCTTTCCACTTCTTTGTTTGCCCATTAAAAACATTCTCATAAACATTACCTCCTTAGAAATCTTCATTATCGTCTTCAAAGTCATCATAAGGATTATACGGTGAAAAACTTTGTTCCTCTATAAGTACTCCGTGTCTATACTCTAAAATAGATGCTACTCCAGTATTACCAAATAGCCTTGATTTTAGTACTCTAACTTTAGTCTCATTACGTTTATGAGCGTCTTTATGCTGTATGTTTCTTTCTAAAGCTATTACTGCGTCAGCGGTTTGAGCTGGACTTAGTGAGCCTCTTAAGTCTTGGATACTCACTCTAGCTCCTTCTTCATGCTTTTTATGGGAGTTGGAATTCAAGTGAATTACTAGGACAACTCCGATACCTGTGTTTTCAATAAAGCTCCTTAATTCAGTAACAAAAACATCTATGGCTTTTCTTTCGTTATCTATATCTAATCCAGAAATCAAAATACTTAAATGGTCAAGGAATATAAAATCTACATTCATAGCTTTTGCTAAATATTGTATTTGAGTAAGCATATTTTTAGGATTTAACGAACCAAAATGATTATATAAGAATAGTCTGTCTTTAAACTTATCGTAACTGGCTTTAAAAGCTTCTTGGGGAATTAATGTTCTATCTAAGTATAAATCCCCTAATGGTACATTATTATCAATAGCTATAAAACTAAGTAACGTCTTTTCAATACTTTCTTCTAGTGCAATATATCCGACTCTCACATCCTTATGTAAAGTTAATAACGAATAAGCTAAATGTTTAGAAAATGTTGATTTACCTACACCTGTACCAGCACCTACAACAACTAACTCATGCTTTCTTAATCCTTTAAGGTAATTATTCAAGCCTTCAAAATGTACTTTGTAATTGGTATGCTCTGGTGTTTTTAATAACTCATCTATTTGCAATTCATGGGCTAATAAAACATTATCTGGTCTATACAATTGAGCATTCATGAGAGTGTCATAGATATAATTAGCTCCTTCAGCTAACATAGCCTCATTAGCATCCTTATATTTATCGGTAACCACATGAACTTTACCTGGCGTGATTAACGGCACAACCTTTTCCACGGCTTCTCTTCCTGGTTCATCTTGGTCAAACCACAAGATAACCTTTTCAAAACGTTCTACAAATTTTAAGTTATTAGCTATCGCCTTAGCAGCCGATTTTGCACCATTAGGTAGACTAACAACTCCAATGTATGGACTTTTGACAGACTGGGCAATGCTTAAACAATCAATTTCACCTTCAGTAATTACCAAAGTATTTGCTTTATTACTCACTATACTCTGGCCAAATAATTCTATACCATTAGATTTACCTATCCAAAAGAATTCTTTATCTTTGGTTCTTACATGTTGCCCTATTAATGTACTTTTATCATAATAATTAGCGACTTGAACCTTTTGGTTATTATAAATACCCACTCCATAATTATACATCTCACATATTTCTTTAGTCAAGCCTCGTTTAGGTATTGCTGTAAAGCCTATTTCTATGAATTTGACTTCTTTTGGGACAACTACTGGTTCATAATCTGGTAACACTTTACCTCCTCCTTTATTTGCTTTATTTGTAGAAGGTGGGGGTTCATAATGACCACAACTAAAGCAGTAGAAATGGCCATCAGAATACACAGCTCCAGCATCTGAACTCCCACAGTTATGACAAGCAGTGTGGTACAAGAACCTGCTATCATCTTCCATTGGGTGCATAGTATCACCTCGGTTTTATATCATTTAATAATGTTTTTACTTTGAAAGTCTTTGGTATAGGTCTTGGAGGTTCTTTTAACCATTCTTCAGGAATATGTTTGATAGCATAAGGAAATCCGTGTTTCTCACACCAATCACTATATCTGGTACTACTCATTTTGTGTATTTTATTGTTAGCACCAAAGACTAGTCTTAAGTCTAAACTAGGATATAACTCTTTGACTTTTAAAAGCTTCTTTCTATCATCAGCTGTAAAATAGCCTTTTATTTCGATAACAATACCATTATCAAGTATAACATCTGGTGTGTATGTATGTGTGGTTACATAAGTAAACTTTAGGGACTCATACTTATATTTAATTCCTTTCTCGTCTAGTTCATTAAGTATTTGTTTTTCAAGACCTGAGCGGGTATTGCGCTTTTGACGCCCCGCCCAGCGTCTATATGGAGAACCCGCCATTAAAAGTCAGCCTCCACATCTACTCCTGGAGTGTCTGGAGTAAATCCTGTATCAATACTACCAACTTCATTAAGGATATCTTCAACACTCATTGCATCTTCTGGAATTTCATCATCATCATCAAAAGTATCCTCGAACTCATTTTCAAGTAATTTGTAAATCTTTACAGCATATACTGTGGCTTTTATTCCTACGTTTCCTCCAGTGTCATAAGGGTCAAGATTTATTGCATACTTCATCTTTAGCTCAGCCCTTCTCTTAGGACTAAATACCATTAAACCAGTATCAGTTCTTTTGTAAGGTATAGGATTCTTATGAGCATCATATAAGTTTGGTGGATATGCTGATGTTGCTTTGAATACATATTTTCCTGTAAAGTTTCCCTCTTTGTCATAATCTTCTCTTAGTGGGAACCTAGGTATAACTGTTTTTCTTCTTGCTGGTGGTAACATTTCCATTATTTGTTTATAAGCAGCTTCTTGTATCTTTTGCAACCTACTAATAAATTCAGCATGCTCTGGTATATCAGGGTCTAATATTATTTCAATGTTATAGCTAGGTTTATTAGCATTCTTTGGAATAAATGGTAAATCTATAAAGAATTTTGTTTCAGCTCTAGGTGTGTATCCGGTAATTTGATTTTTAGCAGTTTTTGCCATCATCCATCAACCTCCTCATTATTGTTTTCTTTTTGATGTTGTTGTTGTTTTAATTTCTGTAAAGCGTATATAGACCATTTCAAATAATTATCTACATGAGATTCAATATCAACATCAATTTCGCCTATGACTCCTTCTTGCGTCCATATAGTAATTTTCACGGCATCCTCTATATCTGAAGGATGTACTTCATATGACAGAGTTTCTGTCTCATAATCCTCGTTTTTCCACCAGCTCCATCTTTTGGGCTGGTATCCCATTATCGCCTCAATTAGCTTGGATATTTTCATCTTCTCTTTCGCCTCCTTTATCATTTTCCTCGTTTTCCTCTTTCTCTTCTTTTTCTGTGGAGTTATAATATTTAATAATACCATCAGCTACCCTCCGTGCTAAATCTTCTGCACGTCTTTCATCTATATCTTCGAATATACCAATAATCCCTGAAACTACAATAGCTACCAATTCCATCGGTTTTACCTTATTTACCTTATAACCTAATTCCAACTGTCCATCCACTAATTCAATGCTGATTTTACATACGCTTTTTTTATTCATCTTCTCTACCTCCTTCAATAGTCTTGTTATTTTTTGTTTCTTGTGTTCCTCCAGGGTTGCCTAAGTCAATACCTAAACCATCAAAAAGACTCATTACAAGCAAGTAAGCTGCTGCTTCTTTGTTGTCAGGTGCCACCTTTTTAATCACTTGTATCGCACTACTTGCTATAGTCCTGACAATCTCAGATGTTGTTACGTCTTCTAAGGCTATTTCTGTGTTTACTTTGTTGTCTTCAAACAAACTCACGTTCATCTTCATTTTAGTGTTCTTCTTTTCCATCAAATTTTACCTCCTTTTTGTATTCTAAAAACTCATATGGTTGTCCAAATAGTTCTTCACCTTTCAACTCAATAATGTACGCCGTTAGTAAATCTCTACTTATTTGTAGTAACTCATCTGTTGAATGGAATTGTAAGTGTAATAATGCTCCATTCTCAAATACTACCAAAAGGTAGTAAACGCCATCATGATAATAGACTCTGATATGGTGTACAAATTCCTCGGTTATTCCTGGCATATTTTTTTCAAGGATAGCCTCAAAATATACACCATACAATCCTAGTTCCTCTAACATAGTGAATCTACCTTGAATCTCATCCAAACTCATTCTCAGACCTCCTTTCTCATTCTCACGTTTTTATTATACCATATTTTTTAGCCTTTGTCAAGTGTCTTCTGTTAAACTTATGTTACGATTGTTTATATTCCGACTTACTTAAGTAAAACATCATTATCTTTTTTAGTCTTTTTACTCGGTAGTTAGAATATCTAAAAAATTATTTCGTCTATACCTACCGCGTCATTGCTATAATACGAATAACGCTTGAACGAATTAAAAAAATTATCAGTTTCTATTTGAAATATACAATGAGATATTCCAAACATTTTTACCACTTGTGTGTGTATTTCACGTAAGGCACCATCTAACACGACTACCTGCATATCATTACGCAAGCCAGTAATTAATGTTGAACTCCCGTGATTAAGCGATATATTTCTCACTGTATCGTCTGGAAAATCGCACCGGGCACACTGCGTAAGTACCAAAGCTCTTTCTTTTGCTGTATCATAAAATATAATTATGCGTGTATTATATTTGCCACAGTTGTGATTAGGATTTTGTCTTACTGTTTCTAACTCGAAAATCTTATATTTTCCCAACTAAAAAACCTCCTTTCTCATTTTAAAAATAGTGGCTAAAAAACATTTTTAGTTAGATAATGTATATAAATAAATAGAATCACGATTTTCGGTTTTTAACAGTTCATTAATTTCCACGAATGTGGAAAAGAGTTGTTGTAGTAAATTTTCTACGTCTTTTACAAACATGTCCAATTCTTCGGACACTCTTTTTATTTCTTCTATTATTTGCTGCTCTTTTAAACTTATTGCAACTTCTTTCGCGAACCTAAAGAAGTTGCTATAATTCTGGAATCCCAAAATTTCTTCCATATCACGGAAGTGACTTAATAAAAAATTATGAAAACTCTGTTCTAAATGCTCATTATACATATCAATTTCAATAATACCCTCGATTGTTCCGAAAGAACTTATCTTGAATACTTTTCTTATCCTAAATACCAAGTCTATTTTCATAATCTTCCCCCCTTTTCAAGTTTTACTTTAAATCCGTTACCAGCTATGGCATTCATCCCTACAAACATTCCTTTTTGCTCCATAATCACACCTCCCGTTAGTTTTAGTTTTCTCATCATTCGCTTACAGCTCTAATAAAAACCTCATAAATTCTAAGGTTGGATAACATATCCATTTTAAGACGTCCAGCAGGCGTTCTAACGACTGACTGAATGGTTCTAAGTAAATTTTACCTAAGACGGCCTTTTGTTTATCTGAGGGCCTACTGGACGCTCTAAAATGAATATTTTAATTTGTGGAAGATAAAGCATCTAGGATATCCGTAAGTGCCAGCCACTTATTTCCATTTAAACCCTCCTTTTAATTTTGTTTTTTTTTTTATTTTACACACATAGTATACCACAATTTTTTATTTTTGTCAAGTACTTTTTATTAAGAATTTGTTACGGCTGTATTCAAAAACCTTTAAAAGTTTCTCAATACAGCCCCGGGATTAAATCCCGGAAATCTTGAAATCACCTAACACTGTATCTGTACCTTTATATCTTAACAGTAATCTAACGTATCCATTAGGGAAAAATATCCAATAATACCCGTTTTTTTGATAATGATTAGTGAAAGCCCTTCTTAAATCTTCTTTAGGTATCTCTTTTACAGGAACTATTTCGCCTCTATAAATTTTCTCTTTATACAATTCATATTTATCCATTTTTACCCCTCCTTATTTTTGTGGTTTTGATTTTACACACATAGTATACCACAATTTTTTATCCTTGTCAATGACAGAGAAGTAACATAAATATTAAGAAAAAGTTAAGGGCCATGTAATTGGCTTCCATAGTAAGTAAGACGCATTACAATAGGTAGTTTATAGTCTTTTTATTAGTATTTATTTAAGGTTGTTGTAGGTAGTTAAAGACTTTATATAATACTTAGTATTACTTAGTATATATACTTAGTATATACTTAGTATTACTTAGTATTTATTTATTTAAGGTTGTTGTAGGTAGTTAAAGTATTACTTAGTATTACTTAGTATATATACTTAGTATTACTTAGTATATATACTTAGTATTACTTAGTATATATACTTAGTATTACTTAGTATTATATATAATAAGACCTAGACTTCTTAGAATTCATACCCCCACCTCCCAAAACAAAATAAGACCCAAGCCAGTGGCTACTACTTTTAAATTGATACGATAAAGTATAAACCAATACAGAAATTTCGCAAGGGTCTTATTACTACTACAAAGTAGTAATAAAGGGTCTAGGTATTCCAGCCTCCCACATCTCTTTTATTAAACTCTAAAATACCTTTATACTCCCTTTATATATAATACGTAGTATTATATATAAAGGGAGCTAATCAGGCCTCTGGCTACCTAAGTCTCTCTAATCCGCTTCCCAAGCCACCTACAGTCATCCCCCTACTTCCAAGGCTTTCGTATTACTGGTTTAAAAGGATGATTAAAGGGCGATAAAAGGATGTTTATGGCTGATTATTGAGGTATATACCAAGGCTATCCCTTGACCTTCCAGGAATATCCCTTGAACTTCCAGTAATATCCCTTGAACTTCCAGTAATATCCCTTGAACTTCCAGTAATATCCCAAGGCTATCTTTAAATTTAGCGCGCCCTGTATGACCAGAGCCAGCCTCGCTTTAAGACAATGGATGGCCGGTAAAAGCCTTGGAAATCCACTGTTTTGCCAATGGGATGCCAGGGTACCGGGGGGACCAAGGCTTGTGGTTCGACCGCACCTACCCTCTCAGGTTTTATGACCAAAAACTAGCCCAAGTTATCCTGTTCACAACCTATGGCTATTCTCAGGCTCTCCTCCGGCCAACCTCCGGCC